GAATAATAGCCCATCGGCTTTTGCGTATTCCGTCTGGCCCCTTCTGTTGAACAAGCGCGCGCCGAAAGACCTCAACACAACAGCCAACAGATTTCCCAGAACCAACAGGGCCACGAATACCACGAAAGAACGTATTGTCTTTCATAAAGTCTTTTAGCACCTCGCCATCAGGCTTGTACTTAAAGTCAATCATCTCAACCCCTGATCAACCCCTGTCTTAATCATGCATTCCGCAACATCAGGACCGATGTTGTCAATAACATTATCAAGCATATAGTTTGTAACATAAGACGCGCCATGCTTCTCATCAAAATGTTGAAAGTGAATACGCTTAACAATACGGCGCAACATCTCCAATTCTTCTTGCTTTAAACTGTTTACAAAGCTCACTTCTTACCCCTAGCAGCCATTTCTTGAAACCGCTTCTTGCCATACTTCTTTCTGCCAATCGCAGCCGCAAGCGCCTTTGGGTCTTTAACATCTTTCTTTTCTAACTCTCGCACCAGCAAAGAAAAGCGTTTACCAGTTCCTAACTTGGGCTTCTTCATGTTCTATACTTCCTTACTTTCCGAGCAATCGCTTTCGGTTGAGCCACAAACTGCTTACCCTTTGCCTTAATCCTACGAAACAAAGACTTCCTCATCTTAGGTTTAGTATAATTGCCAGCCTCATTTACCGCCATTGATATACTTACCTTCCATGTCCCACTTCTTCTCAATCCGCTTGGCTCTGCTAAGAAGAGACTTATACTGAGGATTCCTGTCACGAATGTAAGTCGCAACATCCATCATCACATTATGATAACGCCGCAACCACTTGTTCGGCTGGTCCTCATCAGTCACCTTGTCAGGAATGTCAAACGCACTCATCTGCTTTAACAAAGTATCGTATCGCTTCTCTTCACTCATCAATCCATCCTAAGCAAAGAACGAACCTGCATTCCACCCTTGCGAGGCTTCGGAACATCAGTCAACTGTTGATCCCGCTCTGGACCCTCACCAACCTGAGTCGAAGGCAAAGGCCCATAATCCTTCTTCATCTCCTGATAAAACTCATCAGCAGTCTTAGTCTTCTTCTTACCACCACCAAAACACATTATGACTTCCTATGCCTCTTTGCAAAGTTGCGCGCCGCCTCAACACTGCCAAACCCCCAAGCCTTCAATGCTAAAGCCTTCCGCGTAGGACGCCCCTTCTCATCCTTCATCGGACCCTTCATCCCTGCAAACCTAGCAGCAAACGAAACACGACGACCATGCGTCCCACTCTTCTGAGGTGCCTTTAAATTAGCACCCTCCTTGCGCTTAAAATAAGCACGACCCGCAGCATTCAATCCACCCTCAGGATTCTGATACTTCTTGGCGACCATAGCCAACACTCCGCAATGCTAACTTAACCTTGGACATATCGTCCTTCGGTGGTTGCTTCTCTGGATTCTTCTTAAAACGTGCCATGATCAAACCCTATAGCAAAAAAAATATTTTCAACAACGCACAAAAAAACCTTTTTTAAGAAAAATGCTAGTGGGGGACTATTACTGTCACAGTGACTGCCACTTTTCCCCCCACCCCCTCCTAGCTACACGGATGAACAAAGAGTTTACCCTAGATCAATTGAGACGCGAATATCTCCAGCTACCTGTACTTGGCTCCGATCTATGGGCTTGTAGCCAGCGCGATCAAGAAGATCCTTAGCCGCCTCAAGCTGGACATATTCGCTCTTGGCACCAGTTGCTAACCGCTTCACAGTTCCAGCAGCAAGGGTAGCGCTGATTCCAAACTCCTCGTTCATCCTTTGCATCAAGTATTGCTGCACATGCGCAAGCTTTAACGCTTTGGTTGCAGTCACTCTGCCAGATTCTCCTTCTGCATATCCAGCATCGGCAGCAGCCTGCTTGATACTACAGCCCTTTGCTACGAGGGTATCAACCAGCGCAGTCTGCTTTGCAGTCAGCTTACGTTCTGCGATCTTCATCTCTCATTCCTTTTTTCTAAGCTGCACATATTGATCTAGATGACTGTTTGCAATGCTGGGCTAGACCATCATTGCTAAGTTCTAAGAAGGAATGAGTGATGATTCTACTCCGTGCTGTTGCCCCCCCTTCCCTCTTCCCCCCCATTGCTACTGGCTGACTGCAAGGCACGTCAAGATGTTACGTTGCGTCACTTGTGTTTCTTAGCAATGTCACCACAACATCTAGTGCTATTATCTGCTCTGCCCCTCTTGACGTGCTATTGAGCCGATGCGCAGCAAGCAGACCATACTGACGCAGATCAGAGATTTGCGCGTTACCATCAAGGCGTAATAGATACTACACTTGGCGTGAGATTCGACAACATCGGCGCGTCATTTGGTCTGCGTGCAGAGATTGGTTATCCATTTATGGCCCTCCCATTCAGCCTTGCTGCGGCCACCCTAGCGGTAGTCCCTGATCCAAAACACGGGCAGAAAAAGTTCGCAACCCGCTTCGGGGTGTGCGAACTTCAAGCGCCCTGTGGGCGTTTCTGCTCCGTGTTGTTGGGGGCCAACCGCGAGGGTGGTCCTCGCGGCAGAACAGGAGAACCAACATGTCTAACTCAATATCTACACTTGCCCAAATGAAACTTGATGTTATCAAATATCACGCTGTAACTATTACTACAGACCTTGATGGAAACGAGATTACAAATCTCAAAGATCTGGTCAGCATGGCAAACGATGCTTGCTACACATCGCACAACAGCGTCATGTACGTCAAGAAGAGCATAGCAGATGCACTAGCTGACTATGACATTGCTTGTGAGAACAAAAATGCGCGCGATACGGAACGTCTTGAGCGATACCTCGCAATCCTCCAAGAACGCTATGCAGCGCAAGATGAGCGTCACCAAGCCGATGTAGACGTTTACTCAATCCTAACGAACGGCGAGCAATGGCAGCGCGCCAAGCCAAAAGCATCTGGCTCAAAGATGCCCAAGAAAGATCTCTCAGCACTGAGAGCGGTGGCTGCTTCATAGCAGCCCCACACTCTCAGATGGTAGCGCACCACGCGCTGCCATCACTCACGTCCGTGAAGGCCGATGCTCCATATGCACACTGCGCGCGGGGCAAGGGGACTTCACCGACATTGCCGCGCTTTGTAAGATTTAATGCTTGCAAAGTTTTTTAAATATAAATAGCATTGCTTATACGCAATGTACAACCATAAGATAAAAGGAGAACAATATGGTTACTGCACAACTGTTGAAATGGCAAGCGCCTGTTGAGATGAAACTTACTGCTTCTGATCTTGAATCAATGGCTTTGTTTTTTGCAAAGACAGAAGTCGAAGAACTTTTAAAAGATAGTTATGCTATGAAAACTATCGCCAAACAGATTGTCGCTCAATCTGAGAAGGTGCAAGATGCACTCAATCCTTCATACAATTCGTGAAGCAGCGGCAGAGATGCGAACGTCTGACCTAATCGGTATCGTGTGCATCTTAATCATATGGTTGGGGCTGATGTTTATCGCCCCATTCCTAATCATAACAATATAGGAGAACGCTATGTCTTATCTTGAACCAATCAATCATTGGGATTTTCCCGTTGAGCTTATGCCAACACCCAATGCAGTAACAGGTGATCCAGAACCAGACGCCTATCAAGTTGTGCGTACTGATACCAACAAAGTCCTTGGTCATCATGGCTCACGTTACAAACTCGTACCGCATCAGCAAGTTATTGAGTCCATCATTGGAGCAGTGAACGAAGCTGACATTACAAAAGATTACGAACTCAGTGTCGATATCTTTGAAGATGGGCGAAAGATGCGTGGGCAAATACTCTTTCCTGATTTGGTAACTGAACCAGAGGTCGGTGACATTGTGCAAGCGCGCCTGTCATTTACCAATAGCTATGATGCAAGCTGGTCATTCGCACAGATGTTCGATGCATTGCGACTGTGGTGCAAGAACGGATGCACAACACCTGATGCAATAGCGCGCAGCAAATACAAGCATACAACATTCCTCAGTGTTGATGGCTCTGCCGCTAAGATTCGTGCAGGTATTGACCATTTCCATACACGCAAGGATGAATGGCAAGCTTGGATGAAAACCAAAGTCGAGCAAGACTTCGTTGAATCTTTCTTTAAAAAGACAATCTGCAAAGGCGCACACACACGCCAATTGCAGAAGGATAACATCAACCAAAAGCAATTAGAAAACTTGCTTCGCATTTGGGATAATGAAAAATCCCAACTCGGTGCCAACAAATG